ACCGTAGTTCCCCGAGCCCTTCTCCTGCCGCCAGTCCCCGACGCCCATTGTGATTCCAGCCGCGGCCAGCAGGTTCACGACCGCCTGCGCGCGCACCAACGGCTCAACGAACCGCACATTGATCGCCACCGCCCACGCCGGCACGATCGCCCGCGTCCGCACATCAGGTGTCTTGTTCATGTCCGCAGAGCGAGTCACGGCCATGAACAGCTTCGGCACACCGTAGAGCGGCACGCGCTCTCCTTCCACCCACGTCAGCCGCCCGATCTGCGCTTTCTTCGTACCAGGCAGATCCAGCGCCGCTGAGCACAGCGCCCGCTTGAACGACGACGACAGCACGGCCAGCAGCGTCGGCGCCGACTCATCACTCAGTGTGTACACGCTGGCGCGGTATTCGTCGAGCGGCTGGTGCTTCAGTGACGTCGCTTTCTCGACCGCTGTCTTACGCCCCTTCGGCAACAGCAGCTCGTGCTTTGCCTTCTCACTCATGCGGTTCAAGATGATCGGCGACGTGCCCAGCACGTAGCACTTCACGAGCCCGGTCTTCACACGGAGAATGTCGGAGATCTCCGAATCGTTCGTGGTGGTATTCTTCTTCGTAGCCATGACGCAACCTCCTCGTAGGTCGGTGTTGTGGTTAGAGGCTGCCGGGTGGCGCAATCACCCTGCGGCCTCGCTTGTTCATACCTTCCTATAGCGCCGAGACAGAGTCAAGCAGAAAACAACATCTTTCTCGGCATTTTTGCGTGTCTCACCGCTGGCACGCGCATGCGATCTATCAGCCTGTGTCTTCATGCATCACAGTGAGCCATGGTGCAGCACACACTATCGACGTCCCTTCAGCCAGCTCCCGGACCGCCGCGGCAGCCACCGAGCAGGGGGGCCGGCGCCATCACCAGCCGGTGGCGTCGGTTTCTCAGGCTTGTTGACCAGGCGCGCGTGCACGGCCTCGAGGTCGGCGTTGAGCAGGCGCAGGGCGGCCAGGGCATACACGCTCAGGTCCAACGCTTCGTTGCGCGGCCGCAGCTTCTTCCACTCCGTGATGGGCAGCCCCTTGTGCCAGCGCGTGACCAGCCGTTCTGAGGTGAGCTGCTGACAGAACTCGTCGCCGCACCAGTCGACGATGGGCAGGTGCACGTAGCCGCGCTCCACCTCCGTCATCTTCAACCGCGACGTGATCAGCGCCTTCGCCGCGTCGACGCCAATCGTGTAGAGCGGCACCTGCCGCTGATTGCGGCCCCACTTCCGCGGCGACGGGGCGGAGATGACCGGGCGCTCGCCGTCGCGGCCGATGATCGCGTACACGCGCCGCGCGGCGTGGCGGAACGCGTAGTCGTAGACCATCGTCGTGCGGTGACCGGCCGAGTCAATGCAGGTCGCCAGGATCGGCAGGTGCACGCCGCACGCGTGGAGGTACTGGCGCTCGAGCAGCTCGTCGAGCTCGGCCCAGGGATGCGGCTGGGACGTATCACCAGGCAGCGTGTGATGGTCGACCAGCCAGGACTCCTCACCCGGCCCCCAGGCGACCACGAGCGCCTCGAGCCGTTCGTCCTGCACGTCGACCGCCATCGTCAACAGCGCGGCGCCGTGAGGCACCTGGACGCCAGCGGGATACGATTCACGCCGCGTCAGGAGCACGTGCGGTTCCACGCCGTCGCCCTTGTCCGGCTCGATCGGTTCCCCGAGGGTGGTGTTCTGCCAGGTGTGCATCTCGCTCGCGTCGCCGCGCTTCTGCGCCAACCGGGCGCGCAGGAAGGCGGAGACGATCTCGGCCAGTGATGACAACGGCGAGTACGCCTCCCAGACGTGGAAGGACACCACGGTCTTGTCGTCGCGGTCCGGCTGTTCCGGCCGCCACTCGCCGAACTCGAGCACCGCGACGCGCTCGGCATCGGTCAACCCGTAGTCGCAGGCCGGGCAGTGAATCCGCGCCTCGTGTGGCCGCCCCTCCGGCCAGCGCACATTCGCCCAGACGTACGGGTGCATGTGGTCGCAGTTCGGACAGGGCACGTAGTACCGGCGCTGGTCGCCGCGCTGATACCAGACATCGATCGGCGCGCCCTGCAGCGTGGGCGAGGAGACCATCAGAATCCGCCGCCGGCGCCGGAACGACGTCGTGCGCTTCATGGCGATCGCCAGCGTGGAGCCCTCCCCAGGCAGCTCGGCAGGGTACCGATCGATCTCGTCGAGAATCAACAGCCGGACCGCACGCGAGGCCAGCGACGCGGCCGAGTTCGCGCCACCGACCGCGAGCGCGCCGCCGCGGTAGGTCTTCAGCAGGATCGTGTTGCTCCCAGACCTGGCGCGCTTCTTCGTGACCACCTCGCGCAGCGCCGGGCTCGCGTCGATGACCGGGTCGAGCCGGTTCTTCGCGAAGTCCTTCGCCATCGGGTCGACCGTCGGCTGGACGACGAGGATGTTGCAGGGGTCGTGACGGATGTGGAAGGCCGCGAGGTTCACCATCATCGCGGTCTTGCCGAACTGGCTCGACCCCATGACCACCCCGATCTCGACGCCGGGCTCGTGGAACACGTCCATGATGCCGCGCTGGTACGGCGCGAACCGTGTCTGCCAGCGCGTGCCGGCCAACGGGCCCGACGTCAGGATGATCTCGCGGTCCGCAAACTGCGAGACCGTCAGCCGCGGCGGGGGCCGGTAGCTCTGGCGGACCCGCGCGAGCAGGAGTTCCGGGCCGCCTTCACGCGCGAGCGCCAGCATCGGGGTCCTCCGTCGCGTCCGCCAGCTCGGTCAACGTGTCGCGAATCATGTCGTCGAGGACGTGCTCCACCCCGGCGACACCCTGCAGGGTGGCCGCCCGATGCAACCGGTCCGCCCAGTTCTGGGGACAGGCCAGAAGCTTCGCCCGCACGGCGCCAACATGGGTCGACCAGATACGGTCGACCTCCTCGACGTACAGCAGCTTCGCGGCCTTGATGGCGACGCGCTGTTCCGCCTCGATCGCCTGGGCCAATTCCTTCCGGTCCCGCGGCAGCATGTCCTCGCGGGCCTGCGCCTCGGCCGCGCGGCGTTTCGCATCCCAGTCCTGGACGGCCTCGAGGTCGAAGAGGGTGTGTTGGCCGCGCCTGGACTTCTGGGCGACCGGCATACCGTCCCGCTCCCAGCGCGTGATCGTCGACGGGACGACCCCCATCGCCTCGGCCAGTTCTGGCCGGGTCAGGAGCTTCGGTCGGGCCTTCCGTTTTGCCACGTCGCTACATCCTCAATAACTACTAGCACTTAGGGGCATCCACCCGCTGAAGAAATCCTGCGGCCCCGCGTCCCCGCTGGACATACATAGCCAAGGGAAACTAAGCCACCCCCACCCCATTGGGTCATCAGATGGTCAACCTCAACTGGGAGCCGCACGGCCTGGCCTGCTTACTGATGTTGCACCGCAAATGCGCGGCCTGAACATTACTCACGTCGTCTGACCCGCCCTCTGTGATCGGGATGATGTGGTCGATCGAAAAGGACTTAGGGTGCGGCCACCGAAGGCGCTGGTCTATCCTTTGCCCACACAAACAGCATCGACCTTTTGAGCGCAACCAGACCTCTCGGTAGTTCGGGAGACGGCTGACCCGTAGGCCGGCTGAGCGCATGCGCATCTTCCGGCGCCTCGTCTTTGCGCGCGTTTGGCACTTGATGTCACAGAATCGCCGCGGTCTGACTGCCTTGAACTCCACGGCGCAGTGTTCACATGAGAGGGTGATTGGCGTCACCGCTGTGGAGCGCAGCGCCTTCGGTCTCGCTCTACACGCCTTGCTGCAGTACTTCCGTGAATGCTTGGCGCCATCAGCCCACGGCCAGAATCGCTGCTGACAACGCGGACATGGGACGAGTGTCCTAGGCGGACCGCCAGGCCGGCACTTATGGCAGATCGCGGCATTGGACTTGGCACGCCTCAGGCGCCCACAGGATGGACATGGGTGATGTTTCCTTGGCCGACGGCGCCGACAAAAATCCGAGCAGTGCTTTGTTGGCCGGCCGCCCCAAAGAGGACACGGGCCACCACAGACAGCGCAGCCTCCTTGGTCAGTCATCGCGTCACCACCGCTTGGAACGTCCTGGCGAACTTGCCATGCTCCCAGAGCTCCACGCTGCCGGACGGGCGGCGCACGATCCATGTGCGGTCGCGCAGGAGTTTCCACCCGTCCCTGGTCCAGATGGCGTAGCCGACGGCCATGTCGCCAGGCCTGATCTCGAGGCGGTCGGTGTCGGCATCGACGGGGCCGTAGACGGCCTCGGTGGCCTGGTGGTAGATGACCTCGCGGGCGCCGGAGGCGGCTGGTGTCTTCGTGCTGAACTGCACAGCCTCGACGGTCTGCGCGGGGCGGATGTAGGTGCTCACGACACACTCCACGGGGCGAGCTTGATGTAGATGCCGACCTGATCGGCCGGG